AATGTCGAGTCGAGCATTGCGGCGGCGACGGTTCTCAAGATTTTGTACCGTAAGCCGGACGGCGTGATAGGCGAATGGACCGCAGCCAAGGAGACCGACAACACTCATATCTCATACACGACCGTGGCGATCACGGACCTGGATGTGGCCGGGGAGTGGTTGTTCTGGTCGTACATTGAGATGCCGGGGTTTTCCGGTCCTGGTGAGCTGGCAAGCCTGACAGTCGGTGAGGAACCGGACGACACGGCTGTGACCCTGACAGCCGGGACGAATACCTGGGCAACCCTGGAAGAAGCCGATACGTACTTCCGCACGCGGATCGGGGCGTCGACCTTGTGGGACGCGGCCTTCAAGCCTGCGGCGCTGATCTCGGCGTTCAACTACCTTTACTACATCAGTGGTTACTCGTTCCCGACAACGGTCACGCAGGCGATGAAGATCGCGCAGTTCGAGATGGCGCTCTTCCTTCTCCAGCATCAGGTCGACATGGACGCGCGTGCGGGTCTGCAGGCCCAGGGAGTCCTCCAGGCCGATATAGTGGGCGAAACTTACGACAAGGACGCTCGCGGTGGGGTAATTCTTCCGGCCATTATCAAGGGTCTCCTAGTTGACTACGAAACAGAGAACGGGGCCGGAACGAACTTCTTCGCGACCGACGTCACGCGCGACGACGAGGTGGATGTATGAACGGGACCCTTGCCAAGAAGATAAGACGCGAGGTGAAGGCGAAGCAGATGAGCCTGGCGGCGGACCTTAAAACCTGGCTCAACGACCGGCCTTTAGGCCAAAGAATCTACATTGCGACGAGGATAATTTTCAGGAGAAAGTGGTGAAAACCAAGATTGTCTTTGCTGAATTTGGCGGGAAGTTCAGTCCGGATGTCGGCAACGTACGGGAGTTCTTTCGGGACGCAGATATTAAAGTTCACGGTCCTCAGGACTGCGGTGATATTTTTGAGGGCCAGGCGCGCTGGGGAAACCTTATGAATGACTACTGGAAGGTGAAGAAGCTTCTGGACGCGGACGGCTACGACGTCGCGATCGCGATGGATGCGGACACCAAGATTGTCAGCGATAAGGTTCGAGCGATCTTTCCGCTCGTGCGGGCATTCGGGCTGTGCCTTCCGGCAAATCCTCGGAGACTTGTCGCGGTCGATACCGAGGTCGGAGCCGGTTCGGACTTGCGCCTTGATGAGACCCAGGGCATGGGGCACGCGTTCAACATGTCGCCGGTCGCGGTAGAACGGTCTAACTTTAAGGCGATGGAGGTCCTGAAGGTTTACTGTGAAATCCTGAAGGCGACACCTGTGCGCGGGCCGCTGGCCATGTGGCGCGCGGCGTACCATGTTGGGTTCTTTCCGTGCCTTCTACCGCCGCAGTGGTGCGTGTGCGGCGAGGATGTCGGATGTGGAAATGAGATCATCTTACATGTAGGACACGATAAGGTTCGGGAGTTCTATGGTTGACGTTTCGCTTAAACCAGGAAGACACAAGCTTATACACCATCTTGGTCACCTTCAGAAGATGCGGGCGGGGGAGGTTGTCGCGCCGATCCACGTTTCCGTTTGGCCGACGCTAAGGTGTCAGTCAAAGTGTTCGTATTGCTGTTGCCGAAACGAGAACCACAGCACCTCGTTTCAGGATCTTTCGTGGCAGGATTTTATTGTCGCGGTTGATACACTCAGTAAATACGGAACGAAGGCTCTTGAGTTCTCCGGAGGAGGTGAGCCGCTCCTATGGCCTCACTTCTCGGATGGAGTGATTTATGCTAGGAATCATGGACTAAAACTTTCATTGATTACGAACGGGTACGCGCTGCCGGAGATCTCGAAGGACGTCCTGGGGAAGTTCGAGTGGATCCGGGTCAGCTTCCAGTCCGTCCAGCATGCGCAGGCCGTAGATTTTTCTTGTATTCCAAAGGGGACGAAGTTCAGCGCGTCTTATATTCTCGACGGAGTCGGTATGGTTGAGGACCTGAGGCCTTTACACGATTTTGTGAAGGACAAAGGAATTATTACGCGCATCGCAGTCGCGCAGCCGAGCGCGGCGGCGGCGGATGAGGTGGGGGAGGATGCCGTCCGGAGATTCGGCGAGCCGTTCTTTTTCTCTCAAAAAGAGAGAGGGGGGCCCTTGGGGTGCTACATGGCTTGGGTGCGTGCGGCGATCGACTGGAAGGGAAACTTCTTGCCGTGCCCGGCGGTGATGCTGGCGACCGGAAACGGGAGAGTCGAGCCGGAGTTTCAGCTTTGCCATGTTTCGGACCTTGAGGAGTGGCTGCTGAACAATAGGCCGAAGGATCTTGGGTTCCGATGCGCGTTTTGTAACTGCGGCAAAGAGTACAACGATTTGATCTGTAGTCTCATTAACGGGGTTGACGATGCAGACTTTGTGTAGGTTCCCGGACGGTAAGTTCTTCGACGCTGATTATTTCGAGCGCGGACGCGAGTCTGGAAAGGGGTGGCTTCAGAATTATCGCTGGATGCCGCGCCGGTCGTTCCGGGAGGCGCTGGCGATCATCGATCATCTGGGACTTAATGAAAGCAGCCGCGTTTTGGACGTGGGGTGCGCGAAGGGGTTTGTCGTCCGGGCGCTGCGCGAGCTCGAGATCGCGGCGGACGGTTGCGACATCAGCGAGTACGCCTTGTCGTTTGCGCCTTCGGGATGCTGGCATTGCGAGGATCTGAAGGCGTGGGAGGGGCGGCAGTATACCCATGCGTTTTCAAAGGACGTTTTCGAGCATAACACTCCCGAGCAGCTTCAGGCGCTTCTTGAGGCGATCGCGGCTGTGGCGCCTAGGCTTATGGCCGTGGTGCCGATGGGCGATAACGGAAAGTACAGAATCTCTCAGTATCACATCGAGATCACTCATATTATCGCTGAGGATGAGGCGTGGTGGCGCAGGACGTTTCGCAGGGGCGGGTGGGACGTGGTCCGTGAGGACTGGGTGGTTCCGGGCATAAAGGACAACTGGGCGTTCTACGCCGGGGGCCGTGGCAACCGGGTGTACGTTTTGAAAAGAGACAATGCGAATTAACGTTGTTTTGGCGATCGATGAAAGGATGGACGACGTGCGGGATTGCGTCGAGAGTATCCGCAGGGTTTATGGATCCCAGGCGCCGATCGCCCTGGCGACGTACGGCGGGGCGGGAATAGGACCGCAGCCGGTTGTTGCAGCGTACGCGGCAGAGCAGGGGTTCATGTATTTGGACATTCCGAGGCATGATTTTTTGACAGAGGACGACACGCGAGAGTGGCACGCGTGCGAGACTTTGGCGCGGATCCAGATCACAAAGAAACTTTTGGATATGGGGTATAGCGAAATTTACATCATGCACGCGGATGTCAGGATCCTGGGGGATTTTCGGAGAGACTTCAAGTGGCCTTGGGGTAAGTGGAGCTTCGTGGCGATCATGGTCAGGACGAGGGAGAATTTTGGCGAGCTGTGCAGGAGAGGGTCTTGGGCGCTGTATTTTGAGAGGAATCCGGCCAGGCTGGCGGATATCTTGGTTCGGTATAATACGGCCTTTGTGGCTCGAGTGTACGCGAAGTACGGGGATGATAAGGGGCTTTGGGAGGGATGGCTTTCAAGGTTTACTCTCTGGGGGGATCTGGCTCAGTTTGACGTGGCTCGCGAGACGGAGGGGTTTACGGGGCGGTGTATCGTTGAGGAAAACGATTCGGGGGTAATGTGCCACGGGACTGTGGCGCATAGACCTCGGCAGGCGGTTCCGGTATGTCTTCCGGAGCGCGTGCGCGCGGGGCTGGACATGGATGGCGTGGCGCGAAACTTTGAGAGGCGGACATGCCCGATATCACGCTCCTAATTGCCCATCCCGACGATGAGGTCATTTTCATGTGGCCTTTTTTACAGCTGGCGGTGCGCATTGTCTGCTGCTCGAGCGACGCGAACAACCCGGAGAGGGCGTGGTGTAAGTACAGGAAGAACGCTCTTTACGAGATCGCGAGCCTCATCGGAGCGGAGGTCGTGTGTCTTGACTACGATAGTGAGTTTTACCGGGTTGACGCCAGAAACGGGGATCTATGGAAAATGAGCCGAGAGGTTTTGAGTCTCCTTCAATCAGCCGATTGCGTCTTCACGCACAATCCCTGGGGGGAGTACGGGCACCTGGACCATATCCTTGTCCACCAGATCGCGCGCGCAAGCGGGAAGAAGCTTATATATTCCGATATGTGCGTCGAGGCAGGATGGTTACCGTGTACTCCGTGGCCATCATCGCGGGTTCCGGAAAGGTTCTGCGTCAACGATTTCTCGTTCTACGAAAAATGTAAAGCCATCTATGAGCGATATGGGTGCTGGACATGGAGCAAAGAGCCGATCTCAACGGCGAGGATCTATGCAGATAGTTAGCGCGGTTTTTGACAGTCAGGGAAGAGGGTATCAGAGGATGACCGAGAATATGAAAAGGTCGGCTGAGGCGCGGGGCTATGAGGTTTCGATCTTCCGGCTGGCGACGGACCCGATGGACGAGTTCCGGTCCGGGGGCGACTACCGGGTCAATTGCTACTTCAAGCCGCACGTCGTTTTGAACGCGTTGGAAAGTCTCGAGGAGGATGTGGTCTGGGTCGACGGCGACTGCCTTGTGCGCGAGAGGTTCGATGAGATCCTGGATGGCTGTGACGTGGCGGTGACGCTGCGCCGGTTTGAGCCCAACACGATCCGCGACGTCTACGACGGCTACGTCAACGCCGGGGTCATGGCGTTTCGCAACAACGCAGCGGCCAGGTCTTTCATCTCCGCGTGGATCGCCGAGCTCCCGCGCGGGCGCGCGGACCAGGACGCTCTCAACAGGGTGCTCTTAAACTACACCGACATGAATCACTACGGTGAGGTTGCTGACGTCGGGGGGTGCCGTGTCAAGTTTTTGTCGTGCGATGTTTACAATTTCTTTTACTTTCCTGAGGACCACTCTGGGGCGAAAATCCTGCACGTTAAGGGGCATCTGCGTCCGGAGTTCTACGAGGCGTGCTTATGTTCCGTGAACTGAGAGGCCTAGCGCGGGAACAATACCTTGAGGCGCAGATCAGGCAGCTGCGGATGGTTTATCTTGCGGCACAGAGAAGCCTGGCGGCGAAGCTTCGCGAGGCAAACCTGACGGACTTCCAGAGGTTCCGCGCGGAGAAGCTTCTCCACGAGGTTGAGGTCATCACGACGTCACTTGACCGCAGCGCGTATAGGTGGGCGAAGGCTACAATGCCTTTGTCTTACGACCGGGGGATAGACCTCGCGGCTGAGCGTCTCAAGGCTTTAGGCGTGACGAGGTATGTGTCCTACGACGCGGATATCCACACGTCATCGATTCAGATCCTGATCGACGACGTAACGAAGGAGCTTCTGATCGCAAACGACGGCATGAAGAAGCTGTTCAACAGGTTCATCCGCGCGACGCAGCAGACCGTTCTGCAGGACACTGAGATTTCGCGCATGATCGCACAGGGACTGATCGAGGGCCAGGCGCGCCGGACGGTGTCGGACGTCATCTTAAAGGAGATGCGCAGGCAGCTTGAAAACGAGCAGTTCATTGTTATTAACGGACGGAACTACCGGCCGGACTCCTACGCGAAACTAATTGCGCGCACGCGCACGCGCGAGGCGTCCAGTGAGGGGACGATCAATACGTCGCTGCGGTACGGGTGCGATCTCGTCCAGTGGGATTCGCACGCGGAGATCTGCGAGTACTGCGCGCAATTCGCCGGGCGGGTCTACTCGATCTCAGGGATGGACGCGGCGTTCCCGGCGCTCGTTGAGCAGCCGCCGCTTCATCCGAACTGCCGGTGCGTTATCACGCCGGTCACGCGCGAGGCGCTGATCGACCGCGGGCAACTTGAGGCGATCATTACGCTGTCAAACAATCCTTTAATCGAGGTGGACAGCTTCAGCCGCTTCGAGGAAGTGCTATCGGAGATCTAAAAATGATCAACGCTTACATGAACGACTCGGTGACGATCAAGACGGCGAAGCTGGACCAGTGGGGGACGGCGACGTTTACGGAGACGGCGGTCCGGGGAAGGTTTGAGTTCCGCACGAAGATTGTCCGAAACGTCCAGGGGCAGATGGTCCGAAACGTCCAGGGGCAGCAGGTGGTTTCGTCGGCCAAGGTTTATCTGGCTAATCAGGCGCTGTCTCATGCGGACAAGATCGTCTTCGGCGAGATCGAGTACGAGATTTTGAATATCGAGCAGGTGAAGGACTTTTCAACCAAGTTTTTGAAGGTGGACCTGGCATGAGTCTTGATTTCGACACTTCGGATTTCGACAGGAAGTTTATGAGGATCGTCAAGGAGACGGTTCCGGAGCTGGTCATCATCGGCCTCGGCAGGGCGATCCTCCAACTTTTAAACGACTGCGTGATGGAGATTCCGACGGTTCCCTTGAAAGAAGGCTGGCTTCGCGGCTCGGGATCCGTTTTCGTACAGAACAAGCTGTCCGGGGTTTCGGGTTTCGGCAGGCCGGGATTCGCCAACAAGACCCACATCGACAATATAGGCCGCGGCGAGTTCGTCGGGGTGTGTGGGTTTAATACGCCTTACGCCGCGCGTTTACACGAGGGGATAGGGTTCCATTTCACTGAGCCATCCTCCGGCGCAAAGTACATGGAGAAGAAGCTCCACGGGAACAAGGACCGTTACCAGGAGATCATCGCGAACGCGATCAAGGAGGGAGGCAAATGAATTTATTGAATTTCTCTACCATCAAAAATAATATCAGAAGTATTTATTTTTTCATTCCATTCAAAATAAATATGGGCTTTTCTATTTTTAAATACTATCAAGTTTTTAAGTCTATTATCATTTCTAATTCCATTAATATGATGGCAATCTTCCGAAGGTTTAAGGTACCTTCCGATATATTTCTCGACTACAAGACGATGTTTTCGAACATAACCTCTATTGTTAGCAAAAGGATGGTTTTTGCAAAGAATTTGTATATATCCATTTTCGTAGTATCTACCATGCTTATAATTTGCCTTGCCTATTTTTTGTTTAGTTTCTTCAGAACAAGGTTTCCCTTTATTCCAAGGTATTCGATTCTGAAGTTTTGGATTATTATGGAGACTTTTGTTTATTTTATCTCTCCATTCTTTAGAAAATTTTCTTCCTTTAAAAATAAGGCTGAGTTTATTTCTATGCTCAATAGTTCTTGTGTATACCCCTGTAGGCATGTTTTCACCTCAAAATTAAAGTGGCTCTTTTCGGTGTGCGTATCGAAAACGGTTAAGTTCTCGCACCTACTCAGAGCCACTGTTTTGGACATAAAAAATCCGTCCTCGATACGCAATAATAGTTTAGCAGAATTTAGTGGAATAGCAAGGAGGATAATTTGGTAAAAGAACTCACAACTTACATAAAGTCCCTTCTGGGGACGAGCTGGGTGATCGGTACCAATATCTTCGCGGGGTTCGTTCCTTCCACGGTCGACGCGGACTGCCTGATCGTTATCGAGTCGGGGGGGACGGCGGACTTCTACCTTCCGGACCGGATGGAGAAGACGGTGCAGATCCTGAGCCGCGCGGAGGACTACCACGACGCGATGGCGAACGCCATGGCGGCGTATAACGCGCTACACGGGATGGCCGGGGCGGCGCTCCCGGTCTTGGTTGCGGGCGAGGCATACTTTGTCAACACGATCGCGGCGATCGCCTCGCCTCAGAGTCTCGGCCAGGATGAGAATGGCCTTTTTAATATATCGACGAACTTTGTTTTTAAACTACAGGCAGCATAACAAAGGAGGAGTTAGATGAGCAATCCATTAAGAGACCTGGGGCCGTGCGCCGTCATCTTCGACAGCGTAGACCTGGGAGCAACACAGGGCGGCGTGATTTTTCGCCACACCGAGTCGAGCAAGACAGTGAACACAGACCAAGCCGGATCAACTCCGGTGGATGAACTGAAAACGGGCGCGACCTGCAGCATCGAGGTTCCGCTTACCCGCACGGCGCTGGGGCAGTTGGCGAAGGTTGTCGGCGCGTCGTCCTACACAGGGTCAAAGCTCCGCGTAAAAGTTGCGACGGGGATCTCGCTTTTGGACAATGCGAAGCAGTTAATCCTGAAGCCCGTGGTCAACGGGGTCACCTCGACGACGGCGTCTGAATGGCTCACGGTTCAGAAGGCGTACGCTAAGGCGGACTTCGAGCTGTCCTACGGTAACGAGGGTCAGAGGATCTACAAGGTCATCTTCACCGCGTTCCCGGACGCTA